AGCAACCGCTACCGGCTCAGAAGCGGCGGTCGATTTTCCAGATTACATCGAAAAGGCTGAAACTAAGGCGGTAGGAAGAGCATTAGCGGCGCTTGGGTACGGTACTCAGTTCGCACCCGAGTTTGGAGAGAACCACAGGATCGTTGATGCCCCGGTCGATCTGGGTCGTAACGAAGCCGGCAACAATGGTCATGCTCCCACTACCACCACTCGCTCAGAGGCTCCCTCCAACAATGCTTCGCGTTTCGCTCCTGTAAATGAGGCAGAAGCTGCCGCCACCGGACAGCAGATCTCTAGCATTCATAAGCTCTACACGTACCTGGGAAAGAGCGCGCCCGAAGATGTGGCCTCGATCAGCTTCCTGGCTGCGAAGAAACTGATCCAGCAGCTAACAGCCGAGTACAAGGAGCAGAGGCAGAGCAGTAAAGTATCTTGAACCATCGTCATCGCGGCCATGCTGAGACGACACGGCCTGGCCGCCGTTCCATCAACTTCAAAGAAGGGGTATCAACCATCATGAACATCCCAGTTGGCAAAATCTCCGACGAGGCCCGCAAAGCCATCGAGCAAGCAGGCGGCACCATCGCACCATCACTCAAACAGGGAGTGTTTATGGTCACACTGCCTGAGAGTGCTAACAAGTATGCAGCCGACAGCGACGGCGCATACGTCGATCTGCCCGGCCACCCACTTGTCACCCTACGATTTACGCGAGCATGGACCACAGAGGAGTGTGGCCTCGATATCCACACGGAAACAGTGTCACGTACCATCATCATCACAGAGCAGCGCTCCGATGATTGGATTGCCTACGTTCCATCGAAACGGGGACAATGGGAATCAGGGGCAACCCAGGCTGAGGCCGTTGGCAAGTTGCACATATCTCATCCCGACCTCTTTGGCAGGGTCCGACAGAACAACCACTAACCATCGTCCAGGGCAACGTGGCCGACGACACTGCGCTGCCCCCCATCAACTCAAAGAGGGTACCAACCATGAATCCAATCTTACTGTTTGTGCATTTTCTTCAGACTGGCTACCACGTCGCGCTCCGCATTCGCAGCGACAACGCGCCACAGCTTTCCCTCAGCATCATCCGCGAGACCGTTACAGGTGAAGCTAAGGTCTACACCATCATGGGCGACGGCGAAACAGAACCATTCCTTATGCAAGATAACGAGGCGCTGATCATTGTCGTCCGCGATGAAGAATCACGCTTCGTGGCAAGCGCCGTGTTCCAGGTGGCCACACCTCTCATTGAGCAGCTGAACATTGCTCTGTCCCCGATCAGCCTGGTCAATTGCCATGTCGATCAGTGCGAATTTGGAGTGATGAACCGTGCCTCAGAGCGTATCCTCAATGCCGTCTTTGCTCACGAGGAAGGAGCGCAGGTATTATGATGACGCGCATCGAAGACAGGCCCACGCTTTCGCTCACAGCGGCACTGGCTACTGGCGCACTTGCTGAAGCGCGTAGCCGGCGCGATCTGACCCCAGTTGCGCAGACCCCACTCAGTTGCGCGCTACGCACCCTGTTTATGACGGTCATGAGCTTTTATATGAAGCACAAAGACCTCTCTATGTCAGTGGAGTTGGTCCAGGCGTTGCACATGGCGCCATCTGCACTCGCAACGATGCGTGGCGAATTCATGATTCTCAACTTGCTCATTGAACGCATGGAGCGCGATGTCGCAGTCTGTGATCTCGATGTGCGCCTGGCATTGGTCCAGGCGACCACAGTGCTCGACCACATCATCACTTCATAGCCTTCAGAGCCGGTGTCTGGCAGTATAGGCACCGGCTCTCAGCATTTCTACTGAGAAGTTCAGCATTCTTTCTGATATACTGCGGAAAAACAAGGAGGTTTCACAATGGCAACTATACCCGGGCTTGGCCTGGGCCACCCGATCATCTATGTTGATACCGACAGTCGTAAGCATGCAGCGATCATTAGTGAGGTCATCGATGCAGAGCATGGTAGAGTCACCCTGCATCAGTTCACGACCCTCAATGAGAAGAGGCCTGTTTCTATCGTGCGTGATGTGGCAATAGACATCAGCGCAACGCCGGTCCCTCATAGCTGGCACTGGCCACCCCGTAACGTCTAACCCTCGTCATAGACACAAAGAGACCACCGAACACATTACTATCCGGTGGTCTCTTTGCTGACTACAGGTCTTCCCCGCTCCATCGTCTCAAAGGCAGTATATATATTTGATCCATCGTTCTCCCCAGCCAGGGGCTTGACACAATGATAACACAGCCTGTGAAGCCACACAAGGCGGTAATGACCATCAGGCTATCATCGCGGCTCTACTCGCCCTTGATCTCCTTCCAGAAAGCCGGGAGATAGCAGAGGACAGCTAGCATCACAAGGAAACTTTGTAGTTTTCGTTTCAATGTCTTCATAGAACTCATTGTACATATCAATACAACAAGCTATCGCTGAAGTCACAGAGAAGACAAAGAGCCATAGTACCTCGCTTGCTATGGCTCTTTGTCGCGACACGCGGGATTACGGAAGAGGATTCGTTGGCGGCTTTGGAACCGTAGGGAGATTTATGACGGTCGGCCGTGCATCCTCAACGAACTGGCGAGGTCTGAGAGGCTGGTTGAAGGTACCTGACATTCCGGGCTGTGGTGGCAACGGCCCTGTGATACCCGGCGGCGGTGGCGGTATCGTGCCACCGCCGGCTCTGGGTGGCACGCCAGCCGTCGCAGCAGCCCACGCTGCCGCCTCTTCCTGTGCTGCACGCTGGTTCTCCTGGCGCTGAGCAATGCCTGACAACGGCGATGGCAACGCCGTTGTTGCATGCTCTCTGAGGGGCTTTAATACCGCGAAGATAGCAGCACATTCAGCAAGGATGATTCCCAGATCGCGGCCGGGGTCTCCAGTAAGCCCTCCATTACACGCTACGCTGATGATCACGGCAAGCACGAAGAAGATCGTCACAATCATGTAGTTTTGCCAGGGCTTCAGCTTTGCATGTTGCAACCAGCCAGCGGCCTCATTCGCAACTATCGAGATAACCCCGGTGATAAACGGCTGTGAATCCATTACAGCCTCCTTGTGTGGATAACTTGTGGATAACTCCAGACGATCAAACGATTTCGCCGTGTGCATCGAAGAAGCGGCACGAACTGCCATCGGTGCGCCATTCGCAGCGAGCGTTGGCAAACTGTTGTACTCGTATCGCGTTGCCGCCCCAATCGGTGCTGTCATACTCGGTGGTCACTGGCGGGCCGAGCCGCTGCCCCTGATAGACGCGTTGTGCCCAGGCTTGCGCGATGCCGCTGCTGTAGGACGGCGCGGTGCCACCAAAGAGCGCTGCTGTCGATGCCCACTCCTTCTGCGCATCGGCGATCTGCCATTTGTTCGGGGTCACGGTACTTGCTCCTTTCAAAAAAGTCCACAACTCATTCCAGGGGTACGGCCCCGGACACCTGCTGCGATTCACGGGGTCCATCGAGAAATGGCCCGTGATGCCCCCTGCGCTGTCGGCCTGGCGCATGGGAATGTGTTGCCTCGTGCAAATGTCTTTGATCAGCGCAAAGCTTGCATTTTTCTGAGCAGTGGTCAGAATATCGCTGTTGTCCGTCGATGGTTTCACGTGCTCGATGGAGATCGTCACCGGGTTCGGGTTGGGCAAGCCTCCCCACTGCGGACAATCATCCCACCATGCATCATGATGCACACCGTCGCCACCGACGCCTGGCGGCCCGCTGATGACCCCATTTCCCCAGGCGGCAAAGCGCTCTGGCACACTACGCACGATGACGCCATCGGTGCCTATACAGTAATTCGCCGATACCTGGCTTGTTCGTTCGCCAAAGTAGGTGCCTACTTGCTGTGCTGTCTCAAAGCCAGCGGTACCGTGCAGGATGACCCAGCGCACCAGTGCCCCGTCTCGCGAGGAGTAATTGGGCGAGGCCATGTCAACAATATTTAAAGCCAATTTGTCATCTCCTGTGCTTTCGTGTGGGGATCATCAATCCTCCAGATAGCCATTGCGCAGAAAGCCATGATATGAGCCACATTGAATGCTGCCTGCTCCAGCGCTGCATGTTGGTCCATCCTTGCCTGCTGTGATATTTGGAGGTTCCCCGGTACGCACCCAACAATGATGACGCTCTTGTTTGAAGTCATCTTTCATGGTACAGTTCGACGCCTGACCATCGACCGTCCACTCACCGCCAGGCGTCTTGACTTCGAGGACATGCTCGCCTTGAGGTACGAACATATCATCGAGCCAGGGCGCATACCACATGGCCCCCGCTGGTGCATCACGAATCGTCATTTCCTCGCCAGTATCAGTACGACGATAGATGGCCTCGATGAAGCGCTGCCACTCGTCGTCCTCCTGAAATGTGTAACCACATACGCATTGCACAGGCCAGCGTGGATCGCTGTGAGGCTCGGGAGCTTTCATGCCATTGGAAATGTAGCCACGATCATCACGTTCCACTGGCTCACTGCCAATGATCGTGGAGGCTTCGTGATAGCTATAGTTGTTGCCAGGATGAAGCGGGCAATTGCCTCGCTTTTTTTCGTGGGCATAGCGTCGGAGTTTGACCTGGATGCGCCCAGTCGGCTCTAAGAAAAAGCAGCGGATACGCACGGCTATGCTCCTGTATAACCAACAACGGAATTTGCGCCCTGTGTGCCAAATGCGTTCCAATACATGCTTCTCTCAGCGACAAACGGCGCGTTGTTTTCCGAGCTGACAGCCATGCTCACTGCGTAGCCTCGTGCGTCATCGCCTGGCTGCACGAGGTCGGTTTTGACCAGATCAGTAATATTGACGGTGTACAATTTGTCTACCGTGTAAGTGCGGGTGATCGAGCGGCCAAGCATATTCGAGAGGGTGACGTTGACGATCTCCTGGCTCTCCCCAGTGTTAAGCAGCACCAACGACTCATTGAATCCGACGCTAGTGAAGCCCTCGCCAAAGGTGTAGTTGGACGCGATACCAGCTGCACCAACCGTCGCAGTCACGCCTTGCGCCTGCCATCCGGTATCGCCGTTATAGGTGGTGTAGACCTGACGTTCTACGACAAGGTTATCTGTCCCATGAATGTGCGCCGCAATATGCGTTGATCCTGTCGTGTTGTTGGCATCCACATCGATGATCTTCTGCGCATGCGGAGCCAGGCTGAAGGACGATAGCGCGGCACTCGCACCGCTGGCCGGGATGAGCGAGCCGTCTACTGTGACCGTGTTGTCGCTGGCGTTGGTGACGATGAGGTACTCTTGCGTGCCACTGCCGGCGTACCCTTCGGCAAAGTACCAATCCTTCAGCGGCGTCGCTACTCCCATGAGTGCAGCTGAACCGGAGACGCCATGCTGTGATGGAAAGTAGGACGGACGTTCGACAAGGATGGGCTGATCTGAAGTGATAACTGCCGAGACGTGCGCTGGCAGATTATCATTACCTGGCTGGAACGTGTTGCGCGACGTTGGCCCGGCGATCAGCGACTCATGCTTCACTTCAGCGCCAGTATCCGCATTGTAGTAGGTCGCGGTGACGTTGGCCGCCGTGCTTTGTGGATTGAACACGGCGAGGAACGACTCGCCAGCTGTCCCAGTGGGGACATCGGCAAAGTAGAACTTGGTCGCGAGCGATGCCTGCGTTGCCCCCATGACTTCGGTGCCGCTGTTCGTGTTATGGAAGGCATTGAAATACATTGGCCTCTCCACGACGACACCGGCACAGGTCGGTGTTGCTCCGGCATCTACCTCGATTATCGCTGATAACGTAGATGGCCCGGGCACCGCGCCATTGGCATTGGCCGTGTAGCGCGTCGCAGCAGGCACCATGAAGCTTACTGTCTTAGTATTGGTGATGGTACTGCCGTCCAGTGTGTAGTAGTAGGTCGCTTTGACGGCACAGGCGCTCCCAGTTGGATTCCCAACCGTGAAAAACGTTCTGAATCCAGACCCAACGCGGCCCTCTGCGAAGATCCATTTTTGCGCTACTGGCCCCGATACAGTAGGCGCGGCCTCAGCAACGCCGGCAACTGCAAGGATGCTGGTGATAACGTAGAATAAGGCGAACAGGAATAGAAGGACATATTTTCGACGAGACATACTCTTATAATCCTTTCCTCATATCTCGATAGATAAAGCAACAGACAACAATAGACATAATGAACGCAACATACAGCGCATCAAGCATCTTTTTCATTCTTTGTGCTATGCATTCGTGTACTCGTTGTTCCATTGGCATCTTGAATATGAATCATGTTTCCCTGGATAGTGATGGTAAGCCCATGCAACTTGAGGGCTTCGCACATCGTCTCAATCGTTAGCTCCAACCTGTCATTCTTCCGTTCCGCTTCAGCAACGCGCCGCTCGCCATCGGCAACTCTTCGATCAAGAATCTCCATTTCTTCTTTCATCGCGGCAATGGTGCTTCCTTGTGCTGTATTCGCCGATTGCATCTTGCCAGATTTGACGGCAAAGAATGCCAGAACCAGTGTGACTCCCAAACTGATGAAGCCCACCCCATTTGAGAGCAGAGAGAGCAGATCCATGATTCTACCCATTGCGCTGTTGTATTTCGTACAAAGCTGCACCAACGGCGATCTCTACCATGTCATCGTGCGGTGCAGGTCGGCCTGATAGTCGGAACATATCGGTCGTGTAGGCAATAGCCAACTCCTTCTTGTCAGCTTTGGCCTCTGGGTGCTGATACTCGACATATCTGGCCGCCTGGCCTGCATATTGTTTTAGCGCCTTACGCTGCGGCTCTGGAAAGCGTTGAATAAAGAACTGCGCAAAGACATAGCAGATCGCAATCATAGGTGACAGGCTCACCACAATGATCGTGTTGACAATTTGAATGAGTGTCATACCTCCTCCTTTCGCCTATAATCCCAGGGCAGCGGCCCAGTTGCTCAGATTGGGGCCATCTGTGGCGGTGATGGTATATTCGTAGAAAGTGCTCCCGTCGGCTTTCTGATACCCCGAGGTGGTGAGTCTCATGATCAGCAATTGCCGATTGTTTAAGCCATACTCAGGCAAGAACACCGGCACGACCATGCCTTGCTGCAATCCCGGCCTTGTCGTCGTGCCGATCAGCGATACCGTATCGTTGTTGTCATTGCGTGCCAGCAAGCCCTGTGCATAGGTCACAGCATTGGTGGAGAGCATGCCCTGACCATCAACGATATCCACGACAATGCCTGTGCCGCCCTCGACGGCTTTACGTGCAGCTTGCTCAGGCAGGTTATTCTCGATCACCTGATCAGCGTATTGGCCGACATAGGAGAACGTGAGGATGTAGCCACTGGGGATCTTCGCAGCGCCGCTGTCCTGGCTGATCGTGTTGTTGGCGGGCTGCCAGTAGAAGTCCTTGCCAGTATCGACGCCTTTTAAGCCAACAGTCTTCACAACGCCGCCGACAGTGATCTCCGGCGCGTCGTGCAGTGGAAAGGCAAGGTTCCACGAGGTGTCCGTGCCGTTGGCGATCTTCTCCTCGCCGCTTATTGTCACCAGGCTGATCGTGTTGTTGACGATCTGCTGATTCCTATAAGTGTCTGCTGAATTTGTCGGCTGTACACCGCTCGCGCCTGCGCTACTCGTTGCAGGCTTATTGAGGAAATCCGTCGAATAGAGACAGAATGGTGCAGGCTGCGCCTCACGCCCTGCAAAGAGCGTCTCGCCAGTCTCCTCGTCTACGTCCCACCAATAATCGCCGCTGGCCTCAGCGAGCGAGGTCATCTCATCGCTGTATTTCGCAGCGAATGGCTTTGTGGGATCGTGGAGCTGGGTGATCAGTGCCCCAGTTGCGATATTTGGGCTGCGTGCGCTGATCGTGGTATCTAAGACTTGTGGGCCAACAGCAGGGTCCGTTGTCGCCAGATCTTGCTCCAGATAGACGAAGGTGCCGGAAACGACATCGCCGGCCGGCGTCCCGCTGACATAATCGCCCTGCTCTTGCGCACGCAGTTGGTAGTAGCGCGATGTTCCACCGTCGTTGCGTAACCCGATCTGGCCAGCACCGAGTGGAGAGGCGTCGGTGTACTGCTGAACCTGCGTGCCATCGAAGTACACCGTGATGACAGCGCCAAGCATCGTCACGCGGATTCTCTTATATGGTGAATAGCCTTGCGTGTTGCGATACCATGTGACGGCGCTGGCAGAACCAAGCAGACTACGCACACCAGCAGACACCTTGTAGAGCCGCAACTGGCTCGTAAAGCCGCTGGTTGAGCTATCGTCATAGCAGCCCAGTTCATAGTAGTTATTGCCGTCCTGGTAGCGCCACACGAGGCCTCCAGCGTCCGACTCATCCATATCACAAATGACATCGATATCATCGGCGACGAGGGACTCATTGAGATAGAGCGCACCACTGCCACCGCTGAGGATTAATCGCTTATTCGCGATATCAGCGGTTACTGCCGCCACCGCGCCACCTGACTTGCAGGTATCAGTGTAGCTTGTTGACGCGGTGCCATCGAAGATATCGATGGCGGGATCAGCCTGACCAGAGAGGCCAGGGATAGGATCGCCGTTGGTCGCATTGCTAAAGTGAATGCCGTCGAGCGACGTTTTCATGGCCGCCGAGGTGCCTGTAGCAGTGTTGGCATTCCAGGAGACGCTTGACGTACCCAGGCGTGGCAGGACTGGCCCTAAGCTGAGCGCTGGATCTGGGTATTGTGTGGCCCGGAATGCGCTGGCAAAAGTGGCTGTCCCCGTGCCGTTGGCAAACAGCGTGAAGCCGCCCGAGGTGATACGTGGCCCGCTGATCTTTCCACGCATCACGATGTCGTGCGTCGATGTGTCCGCTGGCTTCCCACGCATCACGATGTCCCTGCCGCTCGTCAGTTGACCAATGTTGCCGCGCATTTTGACATCTTTGGCCGTCCCCTGGCTGACGTTGCCGCGCATCACGACATCTTTGGGCGCTGGAGGAGCGCCGACGTTTCCGCGCATCGTCACGTCTTTGCCGACTTGCTGGCTGACCAGGCCACGCATCACGATGTCGTGCAACGTCTGCTGGCTGACCAGGCCACGCATCACCACATCATGCAACGTTTGCGTCCCCGCCGGGATAAATACTGAAGTCGTGACGACATCACTGACCACACCTTGCGTGGCGCTGTTCGATTCATAGATGACTGGATTGTCATCGGCTCCGCTGGTGTCATGCCACCACACATCACGTACGAGCAGGTCGCCTGCAGCGAACGTCACACTTGAAAATGATGTGGGCGTAAAGCTATAGGTGGTCTTCGCGCCAACCACACCTGTCTTATTTATCGTGCCGATAAGCGTATGGACGCCACCTGAGAGCTTGTAGAATCTGACTGTAACGTCAGTGGTCCCAGGCGAGCTAGCAGAGAGCGTGATGCTGACGGACCAATTGCCTGTCTGGAATGTGCCTGCGCCAGGGCTATACACCCACCCCTTGTCCGATGGGGAGCCAATGGCTGTCACCGTTGCAATGGTCGCACTCCTCGAAAGCACTTCTACCCAGACAGCGGTGCCTGTTGCCGTCGTTGTCTGCGCTACTTCAGTGCCGCCCGTCGTGGTGGACATCGATGATGCTGTCGAAAGGTTGGCATCAGAGACATTTGAGCCGTAGAGAACCAGCGGCAGGCCGATATTGCCGCGCATCGTCACGTCTTTCGCCACAACGCCAGTGTAGATGTTTCCACGCATCACCACGTCTTTGCTGACCTGCTGGCTCACGCGGCCTCGGATCACGACATCCTTGTTGGTCTGCGTGCCTGTCACCGACATGAAGGTTGCTACGCATCCAGCCCAGTGTTGCGCGCTAGAGATTGTGTACTGGCATGCCGCTGCCCCCGTCGCATTCACCACACGATAGAGCATCGTCATGGTGTTATTGCTGGCGAGTGTCGCCTCCAGGTCTTTCGTCCAACCGGTCGTAATGCTGGTCTCGCTTTGCGCAGAACCTTTATAAGCCAACGACGCGATCCACAACTCCTCTGCCTGCGTAGTGGTCGCTGTCGTGCCACTTTGGATGGTCGTGGAGGTCGTTGGACTCCCCGACGTGTTCCCATTAGCAGTTTTATCAACAACGGACACCTGCCATCCGTTGGTTGCAGTCCATTCCTCAATGCAGATATACATGGAGTGCGAGACACCGATGGTCCACGTCCATGATGTTTGTCCAGCACGGCCTGCGTCCACAATGAGATACCAGATCGATGTCTCAATGGTTGCAGAACCCGCAGGCTGGTTGAACGTTGCCTGCGTCCACCCTGACGGACCTGAAAACGTCGTGTCGTTGCCACCACAAGCGACAGTAGCCACCACAAGATTGCCTTGTGTGATCCCAGATGGCAAGGTTATTGCTTGTGACGTTGTTGTTCCGCTAGAATTAACAGCGTTTCCCTGGACACGACTAATGCTCATTACAAACGCACTCCTAACCGATCAAGATGGAGTTGTCCGGGCGGCGCTAGTCCTGGTCGCCATGAATGAAAGCTATAGACGTTGGTGCGACCGGCATAGACCGGTTGGCCGTTCTCGTCTTTTCTTATGCCTTGCACTGGATCATAGATCTGTGTCTCAGGCGTTATCATCCCGCCCTCAACCGGATCATAGATGTAGCAGTCGCATGCGCCGGTCTCTTTGTTTGTGACCCTGCCGATGACATGCGCCTGCACGCTTCTATCCACCATCGAAGCAATAGCGCTATCCACCATCGCGATCTTGAACTGAAACGCTGTCCCTGGCTCGCTGATGTCCAACCGGGCTGTGTTTCCAAGCGGTGATGTCTTGCTCGGTGGACACAGCAGCCACAACTCTTTGATCTTCAGCACATCGCTGGTCGCGACCAGATCGAGCGTCCAATCGAAGTGCCGCTCTGTGGCACGAAGCAGATCGGTGGTGACACGCGCCTCACAGAGCCGTTCACCGGTCGAGAGTTTGACTGCCCAATAGCTTCTCGTTATTTGTTGGAGTGGACATCCTAAGAGATCTTCAATGAGTCCCACACTTCACCTCATGCAAAGCTGTATTGCAGCGTCCAGACAACCGTGTAGCTGCCAGCGGTAATATTCGCGCCGATCCTGATAATCGTGGTGAGATACCACTTGAACGCTGTTAGAGCTTGCGGGATCGCCGGGCCAGCGACGTACTGCACGAATCCTTGCGCGCTCTGCCAGGTCGTGAGCCATGATCCCGCCGATGGCGAGACGCCGCCAGCAGTGCCAGTTGTTGCACTCGGTGAGGTGCCAACTGTGCCAGCGCTCGGCGTCTCCTGCGAACCAGCGGCAGTCAGCCCGCTTCCGTACATGTTGAATTTGATGTAGCTCGTGGATGAGGTATCGCTACTCTGCCCATTAGTCCAGGGATCGTTATTCGCCCCCGGAGGCTGCGTCCCAGGACTCGGCGCGGTGTGTGTTGAGTTGGCAAAGCAGGAGCATTGCATCGCCGTGACCGGTGTGCCAGTGTTGTCGAAGCTCCAGCGTAACACCCTTGCTTTGGTGTTGGTACCGTCATACGTGGCGACCTGCGAACCAGTAGTGTTTGCCGTAAAGGCCCACAACTGGTCTACAATCGTCAGCCCTGACGTTGGTTTCGCCATGTAGGGCCATGATGCACTAGTTGTTGAACCGTTCGCACCGCCACCGCTGAGCGCCATACGTAGCTCATTAGCCCCGCTGGTGCCGCTCAGAGCCAGTGCAGTCCCCCATGTCGGCGAGGCATCCGTCGCCGTGTTATACTCCATGCCTATTGTTGTGTAGTCACTCATGTTCTACCTCTTTAGTCAGAAGTGCTAATAGTCCAGTTCTCTTGATCTTCAAGCGTGCCAGCTAGCCAGATCCGACCATAGAGATCTACAGGCATCTGGTTCACCACGCGAAAGCACATGTAGTAGAGCGTGTTAATGGTCAGTGTGGACGGCACAGAAACCAGCGTGTAGGAGACACCGCTGACCTTCTTGACGATATCAATGGACGTGGTACTGGCCTGGAGCTTGTAGTGGTTGTTTGCGTCCACATAGCGCAGTGTCATCCCGGCAGTGATGGCCGATGAGGACAGCATAAATGGCACAGTCATATCCATATCGTCGTCGGTACGACTCCCCAGTTGCTCAAAGAAGTCACCAGTCGTGTTGCTGATAGCAAGCGTATTTGATGTCACCGCCGCCGTTGCCGTCCCAATGGGGGTCCACACCTGACCATCACTGGCGGTGCCCAGTCCCGATTGGTCAGCACGATCTATGTAGTCAATGCCGAGCGGCTTCGTACTGCGTGTGCCAGAGCTGCTGTATTGCCCCATCACGCGCACTATCAGATTATCGACAGCAGCAAGGCTGCTCGCGCTCGTCGAGGCAAGCGTTATTCTAAATTGCATATTGATGCCACTGAGCGACTGACCGGCAACCAGCCCGGGCAATGGCGCACCGTTCGTGCAAGTGAAGTAGGTTGTACCACCGTTGTACGTCACTTCTACTTTGATAGAAGTGTTGGTCAGGCCGTTATAAGAAGGCGACTTGTCCAACCAGGAGATGATGCTGTTGCCGTAGGTGCCAATCGACGTGAGCGACGTTGAAGGTGAGACCCAGGTGCCGCTGAGCGCAGAGACAATCCCGAAATTGTCGTAGAACGATGTCAAGCCACTACCACTGCCAAAATAGACAACACGTGCCCCAAAGTAGCCTGCCGCTGTGTAGGTTGCATCAGTGACATGGATGAGGCGAACGCCATCAAGGTAGGCGTCGTGTGTTGTCCCGCTCACCACAATCCTGAGTCTATGCCACGTGCCATCGCCGACTGTGGCCCCTACCGACGAGACCGTGCTAGGTGAACCAGCACCAGATGCAGAGTTTGTGCCTTTCTGTATTTCCAGCGCAGTATCGGCCAGCCAGAGCGTATACGCATAGGTATCATTATTATTCTGCCAGCCAGTGGTCCGGTACACGAACCCGGTCCAGAAGTCGGTCTGCATTTTGATGTCCATCTCAGCGATGAAATTTTGCCATGTGTTGCCAGCGAAATCGAAACGTGACCGCGCTTCGATGATGCCGCTAGGGATATTCCAGAACATCATCGATCTGTTATTGGCTGACTGAAAGAAGCCTGTACCACCAATACTGGTTGAATAAAGCGTCTGTCCGGCATCAGATCCGTCGTCCCATAGCCGAATGATGCCATTCATCATCAGCTCCCCACCTGCTGAGGTTTTAAGGTCGGTTAATGTGCCCGCATTCCAATCCGAGGATGTGGCCGCAATGTACGTGACATCGCTTTTCGTTGCGGCAGCAGCTGGTTGCACGGTGAGTGAAACGCTTTCAAGGATCGGAAATGTGTCAGGTAGTGCTCCTTCAAGATAGTAGAATTGGTATTGAAGCAAAAGCGACTTGCCGGTGAGCGACAGGCCAGCCGGTAAGTTTGGCAGCGCTGCGCCATTGGTGCAAGACGTATAAGAGTTGCCACCATCCAGGCTGTAGGCAACGGCAAGCTTTGTGTTTGTTGGCTCGATGACCACCCAGGACAGATAGGACGACTTGAGCAAGTTCACGGCACTCAAAGAGATGCTGGTGGTCGTCTTGTAGGCCGTTGCGCCATAGGTTGGTGCTGTCGAGACGTACAGGTCACAGGTCGGAACTACGCTCACTGATGTTGATGAGAATCCATATGACTGTAGCTGTTGTGGCGGATTCACGTTGAGTGTGCCATTAAAGAACGTGGCTGTTGTGGTGCCAGTGAGCACAATGTTTTTAAAATAGCCGGTGTAAACACCCGGTCGTGTCCCTTTGCATACAACGCTAATCGCCTTTACCGATAGGCCTCCAGCGCCACTCCATCCACTACCAGTCGTGATACTCATCTTCCTGTGATACCACGCGGTTGTAGCGAGACCTGCCAGGTCATTGCCCGCATCTGGCAAAATAAATTGGCCGTCTTCATTGGCACCGAAGGCGTTGGCAACTGCTGAGAACAGCGAACCATCCGAGAATAGGATATCAACAGCCATCTTTGCTTCAGGTGCTGCCGGATCGATGAACATATCGTATTCGATCCAGGTCTGACCTGACGCGCTGACGTTTTGTGTTCCCTGCCACACAAGCACAGAAGAAACAGCATCGACAGAGTTTGTACCCGCCAACGTCTGCTCTGCGACCATCTTGATCGCGTTGACAGACGTTGGAACAAGCGTATTATTTGGCAATGCGACCACATTCGTCAGTGTCCCAGTCGCAAAATCCGCCATAGTCTCTTCTGAATACGTGACAGCGCTCCCAGCAGGCGCTAACTCAAGGTCTCCATCATCGACATTCAATGCCCCTACAGTATTCGTGAGGATGCCTGTGTTGAAGTCGGCCTGCGTCGAATCCCTGTGCAGACCAGCGGCCACCGTCGCGCCCTCTTGCCCTGGCTGGCCGTTTTGCACGAAGTCCACGACGACATCGCCAGCACGCCAACCAGCGTAGTTCTTTGTGTTGGCCCCCTTATCGAAAAGATACTTGCCTCGATCAAAGCAGGTCAATACGTGGTCAACGGCAGCGCTGGCCGGGCCATACTTCATGCGCTGATCGCCCTGGATGAAACCTCGATAGAACGGCCCGGTATCACTATCGCTGACGACAATGGGCTGGCCGCGCTGGAACGTGAAAGCCCCGGCGAGATCGATGATAGTCACTGTTAAGACGCCGCGCACCTCCAGTGTTCGATCCCCCATGATTGATTTGTCATTTTTGACAAGATAGGGGATGCCACTGATCGTGCAAGACAACACGCCCATTACCGACGCCCTCCTGTCAATACCCTGATTTGCGGCGCAATCAGCGGGATCGTCTGCCTAGCAATGGTCGCGCTATCCATGTGGATGTGCAGTTCTACCGTCTGAGGGCCACTATTGCCCAGAATGGCGAGCGACGGCAGAGCAGACATCCCACCACCGCCTGCTGAGCCAGGGTCCACGCCGTTCGGGAAGATGCTCGCGCCTTGCGGGATGTACATCACTTCGGGTCCGTTTTCGCCCACAACGCCAAAGTGACCCGTCGGGCTGTCTGTGATACCGCCTGCATACATCGGAAGGGTCATGGTTGTCCCACCGAAGCTTGAGAGAGCGGCCCCAACCGACCGGAGGGCATCACTGAGGCGACTGGTTCCCTCAATGATTTCGTTGATCGCCTCCAAATCCTTCGCCAACAGGTCAGCGATTGGCCCGAAGGCATTAGCAGCGTGCTGCTTTAGGCGCTCCCATTCAGCCCCGAGAGACTCTGATGACTGCTGAGCGGCACCGGTATACTGCTGCATACCTGTCATCATGTCCTGGTATGCCTCTTTCCCACTAATTGCGCCGGAATTGACCTCCTTCTGCGCCTCAGCAACCGTCACGAGATGTCCACGCGCCTCAGACATCCCATCAGCAAGCGCCTGCCACGCTGGGAGACCATCGTTAACAAGTTGCTGCATATCTTGCTTTGTGACTTTCGATTCATCCTGGATGTCGTGCATCTTATCGATGATCGGCTGTATCTGTTGGGCGCTGCCACCCATAGCGGCTACAGCATCCGACACGCGCTCGATTTCTTTTTGAGCGGTTTTCGCATCCTCACCACTCATCAATAAATGCTGCCCCACATTGTCGATGTTCTGTGTACCGAAGCGGGCCGCTGCCCAAGAGTCATTCAGCTGCTTGAGTTCTTGCTGTGCTTTGACAGCACTTCCGGTTAAATAGGTGAAAGCAGTTGCCGTATTTTGAGCTGCCTCATGCGCTGCGGCGAGTGCCCCGACGACCTGCATGATCATTTGCGCAATCTGAATGACCACGAGCGCTCCCATCGCCGCACCCATCAGCGAGAAGCCCGCTGCTCCTATTTCTGCCCCTGCCGCCGCCTCCTCTCCCGCCGTTCCCGCCGCTGCTATCCCTGAGCTTGCAGTTTGTGCAGACTGCCCAGTCTTTTCCGATGTCGTTCCGAGCGCCGCAATATTGCTCGCTGCCGCCTTTGTCCCAGCTCCTGCCTCCTCGCCCGCCTTGCCAACTGCCGTGAAACCCGCTGCCGCTTCTTCTGCCCCCTTACCAGCCTTTTCCGCATCACCACCTAAAGCAGCCAGTGATGCACCAGCCTGCTCAGCCCCCTTCCCCATCCCAGATGTTGCCGCCTCGATCTCCTTACTCTGGCTGATCACTTCTTGTGCTCCAGCAGTGAAGCCAGCGGTATCAGCGACAAATTTGGCGGTTATCACCTGATCTTCAGCGGACATCTATGCTTCTTCTTTCTTCGATATTTGCGAAAGAACGTGTATAAGCGCGGTTGCAACTGCCTGTGTCATACGTTCCTGCTGGCGTTCTTCTTCTAGCTCTAGATAGGCTATCTTGTCTATCAGTTCATCGGTTGACAGATGTTCTAAGAGTTCATCTCTACTGTGGTAGTGGAACCGTTCGGCAAGCTGGCGGTATCGAAATTCCTCCCCGAGAGCAATTTTTTTTTGGTATCCTCAATACTCTCGGGTTTCAGTCCAGAGATTTCTCTCATGATGGATGCGAGGGCCTCAATAACCGCGCCATCATCGCCATCCATAAACTCGTCCCGGTCTGCTGGCTGGAGAATCCGTTGGCGCGTCACCGGATGCAGACAGCCAAGCCTCACCTGCTCAAACCAGATCCGCTTGAAGAACTCGCTGGTTCCCGCCTTGAACTGCTCAACCGTTGCATTGTTATAGGCGAAGTATTCAGCGCGCTCTGTCCCTGTGAGCGAACAGAGCAGCACCTCCATATCCCATTCCGGGATCGGGAGCAATATTTCTTTACGCTTCTTTTTGCGTGTGAGGAGATGCTGACGCGCTTCAGCTTCATTGGCAGTTGTGATCATTTCAGGCATATCATTGTTAGGCATAACCATTCCCTCTACGACATGGCAAAATAGACATCATGCACGCTGACAAAGGTAATTTTCTGCGTCTCCACCTTTGCCACCTGCGCGGTCGTCTTTGGCGCAAGCGGCGTGGCGAAAAACTGCCACCGAATGTTGTTTAGTTTATCGATATAGAGCTTCAATCCGACCATGTTGCCCAGCTCGGCAAACATTCTATTATCAACCTGATAGGTATCTATCTCAGCCTTTGCGCTTTTAATCAGCGGCGTATTGAGTTGCCAGCCCCCCGGTGACTGAAAAGTAGTGGTATCCTCCACCTTGCATTCGACGGTATTCATCCACATGTAGGAGTTGCCGTATTGCGTGGCCGTGAAGTAGTTCCCCACCGAGATCTGCACAAAGTTGTTGACACCGACTGTTCTAGCGGTGTTGAAAATGATCTTGCCGGTGGCGTACTGAAAAGTGTAATCCGTCACAGTCACCCACGACGTTGAGCCATTCGGGCTGTTCTGGACAGTAAGTACCTGCGTCCAATCCCAAAACTCATGGGACGCCGCCTGGTACGTTGTATGATCGCCGGAGTCAGTGCAGCTTTCGGCTGACACCAGCGGAATTGACGGGCTACCTGTGGCGTATACGTCGCCGCCGATGACAGCAGCGATAGGATAACTTAACGTCATAGCGTCAGCTCCTCATCAGTTCCAGGTAGCAGGGCCGGTGCCAGTGATATCGTAGGTTGCCTGCACGACGCCCTTTTGTGCGTTAGCTTTATCTTGCACCTTTTGTATAATGCCGGTTCCGCTCCAATAGTGCGTCGAGTCGATGTAGAATTTAAATGCCTGCGTGGTCCCGATACCGTTACGCATGAGTACCTGACCATTGGTATCGCCAGCGTCAGTACTACCAGCCAGCTTGAACTTCCATTTCAAAATGGTGGGTGTATTCACCTGATAGCTGCCAGAAGCACCGAAGTAGGTGGTATCAGAGACCTCAGACTCTGGGCCTCCGTCCCACTCGGAGATGTTGCCGACGGTATTGCTACCGATCATCACTTTTGCTCCCACGCCAGGGGTTGGATACGGCATGATGACCTCCTCTATTCAAGAGCTTTTGGCAAACGTTCTGCCATTGCGTCTTTTGCAAATTCAGCGGCAGGCTTCAGATATGGCTCTGCTTGCATCTTGCGCGTGCCACCCTCGACGAACGGCGCGTACTTCACCGCATTGCTCAGCTCAAAGCCGCCTTCGATGGGTGTCAGCGTATCGCCTTCCCTCAATTCACCGGGATGATGGTCTTTGTCTGGCGGACCATCGTACACGGGCGTATTACTCTGCATGATGTCGAGCGCTTCACTCCCAATGCCTTCCATAATGGCATCAGCCTGCTCTGGTACACGCTCTTTCATCGTGGTGACTTTGCCAATCCAGGTGTCCAAACCTTCCCAGATGACGCTCATTGTGATGTCTCCTCTCTGCTCGCTGGCCTCGGCTCACTTCGCGGCGTCATGAAGCGTGGCAATGAGCTACCAGCTGGCCCCCAGGCGCGATGGCGTACCGTGCGCTCCATATGAAGCGCGATCTCCTCTCGCACAACCTGGCGGATCATTTCGCGCAACTCAGTCGCCCATTTCGGTTCTTCCATCCTGGTCTCCTACGATGCAAGTGTGACTTGCCACTGACTCGTTACGAGCAATTCGATGACGTGCGCTCTCAGGTATTGCCCATTACGTGGGACATCGAGAAACTTCCCTGAGTGCGGTTTGAAGCCTGACAGGATAATGACACCAGTCGTATCGCCAAGCCGAATATGTGTGCTGAGTGGCACAACCAGGGCATCACGCACTGCGAAAATCGACGCTTCCGCTGATTGCGCATCGTCCAGGCTCACCATCGACAGCAGGAAGAAGGACTGTGGATCTTGCCTCGGTCCTCCAAAGGCCAACGGCTGCGAATCGTCACTGCCGCCGTAGATCTCCAGGCACGCCGCGCCGTTCACGACCTGATCGGTCACATCTTTGATCTCGCCGACCTGGACCATCTTGTAGACTGGTGCGCCGCCCGTGTAGGTTAGTGCTTCCATGTAGCCCGCTATCGCCTGCGCGACGGCGAGGGTATCAGGTGCCGTAGGCAGTGGCATAGATTACTTTCCTCTCACTCGGTCAGCAACAATCTCCATATGGCTATCAGGGAATGGCTCTGGCTCGTTGATCACGCGGTATTCTCTGAAGCCGCTGGCTGTCTTTGGGTCAGTATTGCTGTTGTCTATCAACTGATCCTGAAACTGAATATCATAGATGCCTGTTGGATAGAGCATGTACCGGAAATAGGGTCCAGCTCCACCGTAGTACGCCGCTTCCTGTTGACTCAGGTTGTCTTCCTGCATAGACACATCGGTCAACCCTGGCACCTGGACGCCTGCACGGAGAACTCTCACTGAGATATCTCGGCTCATGTGCGCCTCCGATAGTTGCCTGAGTCGATGATGTCTTCAGCTTTGAGCTGGTAGCTAGATTTGATCTGATTGCCGTTGCCATAGCGTACATTCCGCTTGCCCATTTGGACCTGATAGGCTCCCTGACTCAGCATCGTTTGCAGTTCATCAGCGGCATACCATGCCGTCGCGTCCATGATGTCGTCAGGAGCCGAAGCGAAGCCTGCTTTGTACGTCGTGCGAAACAAGCCTTCAGGAAGAACGAAGCTACCAATAGGCAGACGAAGATAGCCCGCAGCCGTCTGAATGCCGACTTCCGACGCGTTCAGTGTTGAGTACTGGCTATCAATGGGGAGCATATGTTCCATTTTGAGTATTGGCGGCACGATAGGATAGCACTTGAGAAAGATGATCCTTGTGAGTCCCGACGTATCGAAGGATGGTGCGTGGGCCTGCGCGAGCTGCGCCGCCTGGTTAAGAGCCAACAAGGATTCACTGTACACATCGCTACTCCCAGAGCTACCAACGGTGCTTACTTCCTGGTAGCAGCCAGTGACCGCCTCACCTGTACTATGGCTGTAGAGGACACCGCTGGCCAGCGTCAGCGTCCCAGGATACGGCGATGACCAGGATGAGACCTGCACGCCGCCGGGCAGAATAGGTACGATCTCCTGTGTTCCCCCGGTGCCGATGATAACCGCCTGCTCTTGCCCATTGTCAAAGCCAAGCGTGCTAGCCACTGGTAGCGATGTTCCCCCTTGAGAGATGCCGCCAGTGCCTATCGTCGTCGCGCCAGGCCGCACAATGCGCTTGCGAGCGTAGTTGTCCACGCGGCGTGAAGCTCTGGCCAGCAACATGTCCATCGCGCCACTGATCGCGGTGAGCTGCGCTACCTGGCCAGCAAAGGTGATGGCCTGTGGATAGCTCGTGAATTGCGTTGGCGTGAGATACAGTCTAGGCATCGTCGCGTCCCTCCTGTATCATCCCCTTCGCTTGCTGCGCACACGCAAATTGTTCTTGCTCTGCTGGCGTTGGCATGCGATATGGTCCACTCGGAATAGCCAATAGCTCATCAGCGTCATGACGCAACACGTCATCAGGCAAGCCGTCAAGGATCACGTGATGATTCTCGACAGCATAGAACCGCGTCGGTAGCCCTGAAAAGGCTGTTGTCACGGCAACGATATCATGTTGCTTCTGGCTGATGAGCAAGATCATCGACGTAGACTCTCCTAACGGTACGAGACGGTATAGTCACCGGCAGTCCCACCGCTCACGATGGTCAGCCCTGTGCCAAATGCCACATCGAAGACATAGGGCGTGCTGCCCGAAACTGTGATCGTCCCGATCTTGGTGCCGGAGCCAGATGTGTTGTCATAGATGGTCAGCGTATCAGTAGTACCAGGCTTATTGATCACAATGCTATGCAGCACACCAGCACCACTTTTCACCACTGTTGTTGTTGCTGTGGTGATGTTCTTGTACGAGTAGCCCTCTTGCTGCATAGAGAGCGCGCCATAGGCAAACTGTTGTCCCGAAGCGGCTGCGCCCGCCCCGGCTTTTGGGACAACGAACTGACCACCCGCTGCATCCCACCCAATCCATGAGACGGTGCGGCCATTGCCATCAGTAGGCTGTGTGGTTGGTAACGCCATGTCCGTATACTCCTCTCTGCTCGACTAGGCAACGTAGACGTTACCGGCTTTGGCGAGGAAGTTCGGCCCTCGCACCGCTAGCACCTCATCACCCAACAGTGCAACCTGTTGCGTACGGGCATTTACCAACGCGAGAGGAACGGTCTGCATCTCATTGACGCAGGCAGTTACCATCACGTCGGGGTCGCGAGGCATGAGGAAGATGTCTTGCGAGGTATGCCCATTCACGCTGTCCAGGCGAGGCGGTGTCACCCCATCAGGGATCGCGACGCTACCGTTGCTAGTCGCAACGGTTACAGCCATAGCAGTAGATCCGTTAGCAGTGGGGTCAACGACCGCGCCAGTATCGGTCCAGCTGGTGATCGCGGCATCCGAGTTGAGATCCCGCGCCGAAACTACTGCATACAGCGTCTCAGTGCCCACAGCACCGTTTGTCGCCGTGCGATGGATACGGAAGAGCAGGTTTTGACGGACGTTGCCCAGCGCATCGGTGATCGACGGGGTTGACCAGCTCAAAGCGACGTGGTTGTTGGCAGACACTGTAACCTGTGTCGTTTCCGCAGCGAGCGAGATACCGAAGTCAGTGACGACCTCAACGCTGTAGTAGTAGGTGCCAGCAGGGATAACGCCATCAGAGCCAGTAGCACTTGCTGATACGCTGGTCATCGTGCCGAGCGAGGTTAAGAAGCTGGACTCGTAGAACGGAATGCCGCGATACGTCGGAACCTCGACGCCAGCATCGGGATAGTTGACATTATCACCGACCTGACCGTTGATCTGGCCCCGGTCGTCGCGTGGGTAGACCGTCGTTCGGCCCATATAGCGCTCATACTGCACAAACAGGCGAGAGAAGGCGCTATGCAGTTCAGGGGTCAATACAAATGCATATTTACCAACAAGAGTGCTCCCCATAGCACGCTTCACTGAATCGATCAGCGCGTCGAGCAGGGCAATGGATGGAGTGGAGTTGGCAATGATCTTATTGCCGCTCGCCATCAGCAAATCCATGCCGTCCCACTGCGGGCGAAGGGTATTGAGCGTGGCCCCACTGGAGCCATAGAAATTGAGTGCCTCCTCGAACCATACAGCTGCTTCACTGGCTGCTTGCAATTCGAGAGACATCAGATCACCATTGACGCGAGCGGTCTGGATGCTAAATTTCGCCAGATCAAGGTTGACCTGCCAGTGTTTGACAGGGAAGCTGACCTGATTATAGACGGAGCTAGTCGCGGCCACTGAACCGGTTCCGGTCGTCGGTGGCGCTTCAGTGGTCGCCTGGGGCACTGGGTAGCCAGACCTTTTATTGAAGATGTAGCGCGGAGTGTTCCACGTGCGACGGGGAATGAGCATACGGGTCGCAGTGAAACGGCGCAGGAGCGTAATCAACGCACGGTCAATCGTTGGCTGATATAAGTATTGCGCGCCCGACGACTGGCTCAACGTCTCCTGAATTTGCTTGAGAGTTGCCATTGTGTCAACCTCTTTGGTGAGGATTGGCAACAAAAAGGCCAATCCAATTGAATGGACTGACCTCAAAGGGTTCTGCCTGAGCGTCTTGCGCTTATGTTTTCTCTACTATAACAGATTTTTGTTTAGTGTGAAATGATCGCGGTCTGATTGCTTGCAATGATTTCAAACAATGAGTCGCGCAACGTATCCAGCTGCTCCCAGGTGACGAGTTCTTCGCGCTTATGTTGAGCGCACCAGAGTTTGATTCCTTCCACCGTGACACGCGCAAGGAGCTTCTCTGTGGTGTTGCATTCAATACGTTGCTCTATTCTCATTGCTTATACCTGTTCATACTCGCCGATATACATGGAGATGTCGCGGCCACGTGCATGCGCCTCTTCCATGTTGAGCCGATATGCCAAGAAGGGCGACAATTCCTTGAGTGCAGCGGCAGGATCGACATCCTTTGGCCAGGGCACACGCGGATCAGCCAACGCTCGCCAGTTACGAGGCGCCAGCGGCCCTTTGAGATAATCGCCTTCCATGTACAACTGTTCGGGTTGGTAGTCGCTGGCCGCCGCCTCAGTCAATGCGCTGGGTGCCTGCGTCTGTCGCTGCGGAGCCTCACTGAGGCGGCCCTCTTCCAGCGCTGCAACTTTAGTGCGCAGCTCTTCCAATTCTTCCTGCATCGTCTTCGGCTTCGTGATGTTGAATCCTTTTGCTTTGAGGAACTCAAGCATCTGCTCTTCCGTCATGTCGTCCTGTCCTTTCTGAGCGGACTCATTATCATTATCGGTATCATGGCCGATGCTATCCCCGTCGTTATCCGGGTCCAGCGGCATGCCTAGTACATCGTTGTAGCAGCCCTCACACTCCATCCCACACTGCCTCGCCGCCTCGTCATGGGCCGCAGCCAAGCGCTTTGCGTGCTTCATTGCCAATGCCCGACCAGCTTCGGTTAGCTCTGCCTCGACCAGCGCCCGCAGCCGGGCAGATTCAGTGCCGTGCATGGGCTGAAGGCACTCATCCAGGACACCAGCGATATGATCGTGCGCACGCTGATGCGCTTGGCGATCCGGTGTCATCGCTTCAGAAGTCGGTGTGCTACGGTGGCCCGACGCTTGCTTGATTTGCTCAAGGATCGTCGTCACTTCTTTTGCTAAGACGCGGCCATCAACTGCAATGTTCATCGTGATAGAAGTCTCCTCTTTCTCAAGTGGCAATACCTCGAAGTCAAGGCATTCAACATACGGCGCTTGCCCGTCAGACTCGTACAACACTTGAGGTATCCTGGCAATCTCTACCAGCCCTGGCCGCGTTGTTAAGTCTATCCCTAAGAACTCAGGTTCTACCCCCTCTTGCACAACCACAATTGGCAGATCGTAGTTGCGATCATGCATCAACTCGACGCCCTGGACACGCATAGACCCGGAGCGCAAATATTTCCCTTCGACCAGGCCCAGGATGTCGTGAGCCGTACTGGTATCAGCGATATCGATGTGTGCCCAGAACTTGCTACCTTCCTGCCACACCTTTACCGGAGCGCCAACCAGGGCCGTGTTGACGTTCCCATTGGCCGCTTCATGGCTAACGAAGGTAGTCGGCGGCAATGCGTTGGGATCGGCGAGCTTGCGTTGCGCAGCTCTGAAGATGGCATCACACGTCGCCTTTGGGTAGATCCGCCCGTTCAGGCTACGGGCATTGTATTCCAGCCAGCAAATAGGTAGGGTGCCTATCTTCTGACGAGGCCGCGCCGCCTCCATCTCTGCAATAGTATTCATCCTGGAGATTGCTTTGAGTCTATCCCATCGCCCCGATTCCTCTTTCTTCCCGTCGTCATCGCCGCCCTCGTCTTTCCATGCATCAGGCAGCGTAAATCCTTTGCGTTTCGCAATGCGGATAGCGCGTGCTTTGATCTTTGGCTGCATTGCATCGGGTGCATGACCAATGAGAGTGGCCGCGCTATCAAGGTGATCCTGGGTATCGATGGGATATTTGCGCTCCTCTGGCCACGCGAAGTCTTCCAAAGGGATCGCATCGCGCTCTGCTTTGGTAAGTGATTCATAGGCTTGTAACAGCGCTTCAAGGGTCTTAGTCAAGCGGCACCTCCTTGACATTCTTCACTTCTGCCAGTGATTCAGCGACCATCTTGCGCACCATTTCGCGCAGCACCTCTTCAGGAACAGCGCCATGCACAACAACAGTAGGGGCGTTGGCAGGCAAGGCAGGAACAGCGCCATCACATGAGCATGTTTCTGGCAATTCCACTGCGTTAGGATCGTTGCTATGGGCGAGATTATAGGTATAGCCCTTTGCTTTCAGGCAGCCAGGGCACCAGCCATCAGCTTTTAGATTTTTTACTTTCATGCTTCACCTTCCTTTAGCGATATCCCCTCCTCTACCGCATATGCGACGCCTCTGTACTTCTTGCCGTTTACAATGGTCTCTACCGTCGCTGACTGACGAGGTTGAAGCTCTCGTGGCGTGTTACGTTGTTCGCGCCATTTCTTACATCGTTCACATTCTGGCTCTGAATCTCTCAGGATACGCAGTGAGTCCACTACAGAAGTTGCGCCACTATCGAAATATGCCTCAAGCGCATTAATAACACGTATCTTTGCGCAGTCATAGCAGGTATCACAGCAGATGCCCCAATCCAGTTCGTGTTCAATCTCGCCAAGCAAACGCCACACCTCATTGAGTGGCTGACCTGCCCGCTCTTCTAATTGCGTCCTGAGATATCCCCAATGTCCGCCGCTCATACCTCACCTCCAGCGCTTTTCTCTGGTATTGCTAACCGTGCGCGAAAGTAGTTCAGGATGGCATCTTGTTTATACTCGGCTCTTCCTGCGAACGGCACATTACCAACCTCGCCTGCTATTGTCCATTCTCCATCGACAAAACTGGCCCGGACGACATCGGTGATAGCAGTTTGACCCAGCGGCCAAAGACGCTGATCAGTCACATCCCCATCATGGATCTCCAGTTTAACAGTCAGCGTCTGCTCCCTCATGCTTCACCCTCTGTCTTCACTAATCGCTCTAACGTCGGTTGCTCTTGTTGCAACCAGGCAAACAAGGAGAGTGCTTGCTTTGCAGTGAGCCACACTGGTTCGCCCGCCGAAATCGCTATGCCATCGAAGTTATTGTAGTAGACATGGATGGTATCGTGTTCATCCAGCGTGCCATCATGCTTTTCCAGCGCTGGCTTCACCCCGAACGCAGTGATGTCTACTTCAGGATCGTTGCTTTCCACAGTAGATCTCACTACATCGCCATCCTTCACTAGCAACTTTCCTGATGCATCGGTCTCATAGCAGAAAATCTCTGCTTTGTTCGCATCGTGAACGTCAATGGTGATTACAGCCCTGTAAACATTCGGGATCGGTTCGCTTGTCCTTACATCCACGACAGAGACACTGAATGCCGTAGGCGGTTGCTGAGGATCGTTGGTAATGCGCACCCGACGCCCGGACAATGCCTCATTCAATGATTGCTCACTCATACCGCAGACCTCCCCCATACCTCTTTGCCTTGCACGCTGAACACCGACATTGCAGTTCGGCCTTGAGTCCCCATGCGTCGCCGAACGTTTCTTTGACCAGCGCAGTCAGGCAGAACTCTTTTGCGTCAACGCCACCGATGAAAGCGCCATAGCTGATGACAAGTCGCTTTGTGCAAGATTCACAAACCAGCGTGTAGGAATTGCCATCAGGCAATCCAAAGAGGCGAGGATGAGCGCAGGTCTCTGTGTTCTGACTTTGGCCGCTTGGCGTTGGTTCCTCGATTCGATCCCACTCCGCCTGCATAGGATGCTCCTCTTTTACTGGCAAGTGTTGCCCTTGAGTACGTGGCAAGATCGGACGCAGCGGTTGATATCCCATAGCTATGCTTCACCATCCTTCTTGACTACCTCAATGCTATGTCGGCAATTGGGATGCATGGGCCAGGACACCCCCAGCTGCAAATACTCATTGAAGCTGTAGCTCTTCCCGGCATAATTTGAGCATTCATCAGTGCTACTATAGTCAGGCACGACCTTTATCCTCATGCTCTCCACTGATATTGGCTCTGCTCTGTTCGGATCTGTCGCAGCCTCCATGATGTCTTCAATGGCCTGCATGCTGCCATCGTTAGCCCCAGTTCCCCAGGCGACATTTGCCACCTGCGGCGCTTTGTAGTCGGCATAGCGATCAATCCAGCCATCGACCTGCTCGGCAACGTTGCTCCCCTCTTTGAGATTACTGACAAAGTTGGTCAACATCTCATGCATGGTCGAGACAATCGAGGAGACCTGTTCCCGCCCCCACGTGATGAGATCGCCAACCTTTGAGAACAAACTTTCCTCGATTTGTGGAGGTAGCCCCGCTGCTCTCATATCGCGGCTGTAGGCGAAGTGCTGGCCCGCAACGTTGACCTTTGCGAGATATTGCGCGATCTGCTCTTGCTCTGCATCGCTGAAGC